CCAATTTATACCTATTAAGGAACACATATGACAACAGCTCAAGACTTAACTGATCAATTAATTTATCGTGCAAAGAATTTGAAAGAGTTTGTGGTAGAAAGAGAATGGGAAAGTATCCCAACTGGCATTGTTCGATTCAACATACAACATACACAAGGACATCTTGCTCGATTGTTTGTGCCTGCACTTACACAAACAGAAGCTGAAGAGATGGTGGACGAATGGTTTGAAGAGGATGTGGAATGAATCCAAAATATCTTTATACTATTAAATGGACACAACCATATGCCACTTACCAAATGCGGCCATATCTTCGTCACTTGCGTAATGAATATGAAACTCAGATTGAAGCTAAGTTGGATCGTGGTGAGTTTGATGATGCGAAAACAGTAATACAAAGGATCATGTCATTATGAACTGGTTTAAACGAATGATTGGCCGCTGGGCTTATGAATACCGAGACACTCCTGATGATGTGGCAAATGAATGTTATCCAAGTCCCAAGTTAGGTCGTGGCAACACTATTGGCACTGGGCGTGGTATTGATAGCGAGCCCACTTTAAATTTCAAAGTATACAGTGCGGTAGGTGGTAAGATTGTGGAGTTCAGTCGCTATGATCCAAAGTCTGACAGACATGATCGTCAAATGTATATTATTGGTAGAGATGAAGACTTTGGCGAAAAGATTGCTAAAATTTCAACACTGGAGGTATTACGATGAACGCACAATTACCAGCAGAAGGCATAATGAAAACAAATGATTGGGGAGACAGCAGAGTCTACCGAATTGCTTGTAATTGTGGCGATGAAAATCATAATCATAACATGTGGGTAGAAGCAGATGACTGCGATATTCAAGTAACCATTTATACTACAGTTAAAAGTAATTTTTGGTCTGAGGTATTTAAACCTAGATACGATATAGATAATGTTTGGTTGCAGGAGTTTGATTGGTTTTGTAAAGGTCTACTAAATGGTCTAATAACTCGTGCAAAGTTAACTTGGACATTATGGACTAAAGGATATATTGATACTGAATCTTCAGTACACCTAACCAAACAACAAGCCCTTAACTATGCAGAAACTTTAAAAAGTGCTATCACTGATGTTGAAGATTTTCGAAAAGATAGACAAAATAAAGAAGAACGTGTTACAATAACAAAAATGGCAAATGAACAGGATTGTGTATGAGTAAAATTAAAATTGCTGAATTATTCTACAGCATACAAGGCGAAGGACGTTACATGGGTGTACCGTCCGTTTTCTTACGAACATTTGGTTGCAACTTTAAATGTGATGGCTTTGGTATGCCAAAAGGTCAAGTGAGTCATGAGGCCACTGACATTGCCGCAACACATAAAATGATTACGCCGTTTGCAACGTACAAAGACTTGCCGTTGGTTAGTACAGGTTGTGACAGCTATGCCAGTTGGCATCCTGACTTTAAAGATCTGAGTCCTATGATGGAAACAGATGGTATCGCAGAACACATTGCAGAAATACTTCCACATAAAACTTGGGTTGACGAACACTTGGTTATTACTGGCGGCGAACCGTTGTTAGGTTGGCAACGTGCATATCCAGATTTGTTGGATCATGTTTACATGAAGCAATTGAAGGAAATTACTTTTGAAACAAATGGTACTCAATTGCTAACACCAGAATTTAAAGAATATTTGCAAGAATGGTCTATGCAGATTCCCGGAGAACGTTGTGTGACTTTCAGTGTCAGTGCCAAACTCAGTTGCAGTGGGGAAGCAAGACACGAAGCAATCAAACCCGAAGTCGTTAACGACTATCAAGACGCTGGCTATGTGTATTTGAAGTTTGTTGTTGCAACAGAAGATGATGCGGCAGAAGCAATTGAAACAGCGGACATTTATAGAGAAAACGGATTCACTGGTCCAGTATATCTAATGCCAGTTGGCGGTGTTGAAAGTGTCTATGCGTTAAACAATCGTCGTGTTGCAGAACTTGCTATGAAAAACGGCTTGCGTTACAGCGATAGATTACAAGTGCCATTATTTAAAAACGAGTGGGGTACATAATGAAACAGTTTGTTAAGCGTATCTTTGGTATCACTAAGCTGGAAGAAGAAAAAGCAGAATTGCAAACGGCTCGAGATAAAGCAATTGCCGAAACTTATTTGGCAAAACAACAAGAAGAACATGCAAAACTGACTCCAAAAGAACGTGCCACTGCCAAAGGAGAACCTTGGGTTGCTGTGCTAGATACCCATGTGAACAAAGACAATATTAGAAATGGATTCTTTGAGCTTGACTGGAATGAGATATTTGTGTTAGAATTAAAACGTGCTGGATATGGATTTGATGGCGATCCAGACGAAGAGATCGTAGATCGTTGGTTTAGAGATTTGGCAAGAAACATGCTGGGCGAGGCTGGAGTCTCAGATCCCGGACGTGTAAATGCTGGATACATTAATGTAAGCAAATTACCAAATGGTAGGGCTCAAATAGAATGACACACATTATAGTCGATACTGCTAACACGTTTTTTCGTGCTAGACACGTGGTGCAAGGCAGTGCTGATATTAAACTTGGCATGGCTTTCCACATTACTTTCAACTCTATTAAAAAAGCATGGCAAGACTTTGGTGGTAGTCATGTGGTGTTTTGTCTCGAAGGTCGCTCGTGGCGTAAGGATTTTTACAAGCCTTACAAAGCCAATAGGCAAGAAACCAGAGCCGCAATGACACAACGAGAACAAGATGAAGATAAATTGTTCTGGGAAGCATTTGACGAATTTAAAAAGTTTGTTACAGAAAAGACCAACTGTACTGTGATGCAACATCCTAATCTAGAAGCTGATGATTTGATTGCTGGTTGGGTGCAAGCACATCCGCAAGACAAACACGTTATCATTTCAACAGATGGAGATTTTGCACAACTTATTAGTAGCAATGTGAGTCAGTACAATGGTGTAGGAGATTTACATATCACACACGAAGGTACATTTGATGCAAAAGGTAAACCAGTCAAAGACAAAAAGACCGGCGAACCCAAAGCCGCGCAAGATCCAGAATGGATGCTGTTTGAAAAATGTATGCGTGGCGATACCAGTGATAATGTCTTCTCAGCGTATCCAGGTGTGCGTACTAAAGGTTCTAAAAACAAAGTGGGTCTTACTGAAGCGTTCGAAGATCGTAAAAGCAAAGGATATGCGTGGAACAATCTCATGCTTCAGAGATGGTCTGACCACAACGGTGTAGAACATCGTGTGTTAGAAGATTATCAGCGCAACATACAACTATGTGACCTTACTGCGCAACCTGCAGAAATTAAACAAAAGATTGTAGAAACAATACAAATAAATGCAGTTCCCAAAACAGTAGATCAAGTGGGTATCCGTATGCTAAAATTCTGTAATACATGGGACATGAAAAAGATTTCTGATAATATACAAACATATGCAGAGCCATTCCAAGCTAGATATCAAGGAACAATTCAAAATGAAATGTAATTTTTGTGATCGGGAAGTTGTTGCAAATTGCGATTGGAATCAAGGAAGGTGTCCTCATCGGGCTCCAATGCTGACAGATTATCATTTTAGATATTTCAATTTGTTACAAACAATTAAAGGATGGTTTAAAAAATGACAGAGATTTATGCAAAGCCCATTGTGGATGGCAAATTTTGGATTGTAGAAAAGGATGGCTCTAAAATTGCCACGCTACATAAAAAAGAAAATAATAAATTTGTTTTGAGTAGTACCAACGGCGAAGTAATGTTTAATAAAAAACAAGACCTCACCAAACAGTTTGGAGATGGATTTTTCCTATCTAGCAGTAAAGTTAAAGTCAGTGTTACCTCTTCAGAAGAAGAAGATTTTGAATGCCATGGTTACCCAGTATTGTGTGAACCGTTTAACAGTATGTACGATGTGAGACGTAAATTGGCATTGTTTACAAAATCCAATGCCAGTAAAAGTTTGTACTGTGCTGGTTATTATATCATTAAATTTAACAAAGGATGGGTCAAGAGTTTTTGTCCAAAAGCAATTACTATTGAACGATATCCTTTCAAAGGACCGTTTAAAGATAAGCTAGAAATGAAGGCAGTGTTATCAAATGCAAAATCCTATTAATTTAACTCCTATAACACAATTTGTTCAGCTACTTCGTGTGGCTGAACTTAACCAACAAAAAGAACTTAAACTAACTATACAGCAAGCACGGTTACTTAATCTTGCACTAACTGAAACGTTGGATAAATTGAATAGAGATTGGGAAACATTGTACAATGCCCTTAAAAACACACAAGACACAGAAACAATAACTGTTGCCATGGATGGCGGGGGCTTCGTAGAGCCTAAATAAAAAGATAAATATATGCGTAC